ATACAGTTACAGATATTCTTGTAACTTGTGTTCGAGAGTTGAGAGTGTTGATTTTCTAACACCCCCACCAGCTATGGGCAAACCACCCTCACGGGGGGATACTCTATATAGTTGGTTGCTAAGCATTTGTTCCATGACCTGAGGTATATGGTCAACCTGATATGATGTTCGTATCGAGGTCTCACTAATACCATAGGGACTGTAAGTCGTGACACAAACAATATTTCGTTTGCCGTCACTATTCACTGTTGAACCTGCAATCTTCCGCAGTTTCTCATGAAGCTTATCATTTAGCAGAGCTAAGGCTTTCTGGTCGAAAGCCTGGGTAACGTTCGATGGGTAAAACCACCGTCCACTATCCAAGGTTAATGTTTGCGGAAGATTACGTTCCAAATAAGGTTCGTGGTTAACCGCATTCAAGCGCCTGTTATAGCTCAACATGTATGACTGCAAAGAATCATTACTCATCACTTCCGTATAAAAATCTATCCTTTGTTGCAATGGAATACCGGTTGGGTTTAATCCACAACCTCCAAGTTCAACAGGCAAAACTTTGACTAAGTCAAAAACAGCTTTTTGCCGGGGTAGCATTAAATAACGGAAACGTTCTCCGAAGTGTGTAGCAAGGTCCAAAAAGGAATCATCGCTAACATGACGCCACTTTAATTGTGGGATAATCCGATCTTTCAGGATTAACTTACCACCAAACTCCGTAAGGAGCTCGGAAACCAAGGTTTTACTCTTGGCAAAAGGTAACTTCATGTTCTCTAGAAACCTAATATAGGCCCCATACAGCTGATCATTTAAAATGACAACATCGTCACCAAGGACGTAAAACTGATTATCATGTGTAAAACCGTTCAGCGCATAAAGCACTAAACCATGAGTCAGAGCAAAAGTTGCAAACGAGGGATATAGCCCTAAAGGCTGGCCACTCACCCAATTTATAATGCCTGTTTCAGTAAGTGTTGTTGACCAATTTGCTTTCGCAAGATCGTAAAATAAATCAACCGCATCATGACGGAAAAACAAACGTTTAAGGACTCGATATTGGAACTCGAGAGGGAACCTATTGGTAGCATCCGATAGGTCAACCGCATAACACGGAAGACACTTCCTTAAATGATTTTGTATAATTACCATTGGTCGATTTTGATCATGAGTACAATCCCAAGGAAGGGACGGTAACAAACCATAAACTGCATCACC